TTTAAGAAGTTTACGGAGGAGGGGTACGGATACATGTCTTACTTACCTGTGCGTCAAGATTGTAGTAACAATGGTATGCAGATACTTAGTTTGTTATTGAGAGACAAAGACACAGGGAGGATGTGCAACCTGGTGGAGGAAGACAAAGCCAATGACATGTACACAGAGTTTAGTGACTTGGTTTACGATGAGTTGAAGAAGGACGGTGGACCACTGGCTAAGAGCTGGATGCAGTACGGGTTCTCTCGTAAGTTAGCTAAGTTAGCAGTTATGAACAGACCTTACGGTGCTACCCACTATAACTTGGTACAAGATTTATTTAAAAGTATAGGAGTTAATCATCCGTGGACAAGTACAGGAGAGATGCTTACCTCTGTGATTTGGATTAGTAAGATTGTCAACCGATTAGCTAACCAAGTATGTCGTCCGGTGAATAAAGTAATGACATTCCTGCGTGAAAGTGTACGAGCTTTAGGTTACGACAGTGCTATTACTTGGACTACACCCACCGGATTTAAAGTAGTACAAAGCTACCGTAAATTTAAGAAGTTAAAGGTGGAGACTGTGTTTCAAAATTTATCTATGACTATCACAGCAGATGAACTGGAAGATAAGATAGACCCGAAGGGGCAAGGCAACGCAGTGACTGCTAACTTTATTCACAGCTTAGACGCTTGTATCGTACATCAAGTTGCTAATGAGGTTGACTTTGACGTGGCTACTATACATGACTGTTTCGTGACCCATGCAAGTAATGTACGCAAATGTAATACGATTGTACGCCAGATGTACGCAAAAACTTTCTCTGTTGATCTCCTGACCGAGTTCAGAATGGAGCAAATCAACAACCATCCGACCGCAGAACTTCCACTCGTGCCTGAACTTGGAGACTTAGATGTCTCGGCAGTAAAGCGTATGAAGTATCTGTTGTCTTAACACCGATAAATAAAAAATAGATATGGCACTAAAAGCTAGAAAGAAACACGAGATTATAAAAGCTAAAGGTACAGCTAAGTACTGTCACCTTAATGAACCTAACAAAAGATTTGATCCGGAGTTTGGTACTTACAGTTGTGATCTTGTAATAGATAAAGAACAAGCAGACGCAATCAAAGCTACGCTCCGCCCGTTGTACGAGGAAGAGTTGCGTGAAGTACAAGAAGCAAATGCTGGTAAGAAGATTACACAGCGTGAGTTTCCGATTGATGAAGTGGAAGGTGGATACCTGATCAAGGTAAAACAAAAAGCTGGTGGACGCAGACGGGACGGTAGTGAGTATCACTTATCGATTGCTCTGTACGATTCCACTGGTAAACCACTTGACCCAGATGTAAAAGTATGGGGAGGTTCGCAAGTTAATGTAGCGTTCCGTCCTAAGTTTTGGTACACAGCTGCTGTTGGATTCGGAGTTACCTTTGAGTTACAAGCTGTTCAAGTCATTCAACTTGGTGAAGGTGGAGTATCCAGTATCGCAGCTTCTGCGTTTGGATTCACTACTGAGGAAGAAGGCTTCGTTAATGGCGGTGAAAACTTAGAGGGTGGATTCGATGCGGAAGAAGAAGAAGAAGTCCTCGCCAACTTCTAAGTACCGATCTGGATTCGAGCAAACATTAGCTAACCAGCTTCAGCGTAGTGGTGTTGCTTTCGAGTACGAAACAATCAAGTTAGAGTACCAAAAGGTAGCAACTTATACTCCCGACTTCATATTACCCAACGGCATCATCATTGAAGCCAAGGGTTTATGGACGGTGGAGGATCGAACGAAGCATCTACTAGTCCGAGAACAGCATCCACACCTAGACATCCGACTAGTATTTATGAATGCTTTTAATAAGATACGGAAAGGAAGCAACACTACCTACGCCCGCTGGTGCGAAAAGAAAAATATACTATATGCAAATAAACAAATACCAAAACAATGGCTTTTACAAACACACACCAACCATGTCCTAAGTGTGGATCAAGTGATGCAAGAGCCACTAACGACGACGGAAGCTGGCATTGTTTCAGCTGTAACAGTCACGCTGGAGGAGGACGAAAAGTGAGCGACCCAACACCGAGAGAGTTTGTTAACGGATCACCTCAAGCAATAGCCCGAAGAAACTTGACTGAAGATACATGTCGGAAGTGGGGATACTGGATGGGTAATGTGAACGGACAGCCTGTACAGATAGCCAACTATAAAACACGAGACGGTAAGACTTGTGCACAGAAGCTACGGTTTGCTGACAAGAGTTTCGCCACAAGAGGAGAGCTGATTGGATTGTACGGTCAGCACCTGTGGCGGGACGGAGGCAGACGAGTAGTTGTTACTGAGGGTGAGGTGGATGCTTTAAGTGTCAGCCAAGCGTTCGATAACAAGTGGCCAGTAGTCAGCGTACCTAACGGAGCAGGAGCAGCTAAGAAGTTTGTTGCTCAAGCTATCGATTGGTTGGACAGGTACGATCAAGTAGTCTTCTGCTTTGATATGGATGATGTCGGACGGAAGGGAGCAGCAGAATGTGCAGCACTCTTGACACCCGGCAAAGCACACATCGCAGAGCTACCACTGAAGGACGCTAACGACATGCTAGTTGCTAACAGAAGTAAAGAGTTAGTACAGTGCTTGTTCGATGCAAGAGAGTACAGACCGGACGGCATCGTAAACGGTAAGGAGTTGTGGGATGTTATCTCTCACAAGGAGGAACACAAAAGCAAACCGTATCCGTTTATCGGACTGAACAGTATCACTCACGGGATGAGACTAGGAGAGTTAGTAACTGTTACTGCTGGTAGTGGTATCGGTAAGAGTCTGTTCTGTCGTGAGATAGCACACCATCTGTTAGGGTTGGGTGAGACGGTAGGTTACATAGCTCTTGAAGAATCTGTCAGGCGTACAGCGTTGGGTATCCTTGGCATACACATGAACAAACCACTACACTTAGACGATGATATGTTAGATGAGAAGGAGTTACGACCTGCGTTCGATAAGACAGTGGGTAACGGTAAGTTCTACACCTACGATCACTTCGGTAGTATGGAGAGTGACAATCTGTTATCTAAGATTAGGTATCTGATTAAAGGATTCGATTGTAAATGGATATTCCTAGACCACCTATCGATTGTTGTTAGTGGTATCCAAGGAGATGATGAGCGACGACTGATAGATAATACAATGACCAAGCTACGATCTCTTGTTGAGGAGACAAAGTGTGGTATGGTACTGGTCAGTCATCTGAAGCGTGTCGATACTGGACATGAAGAGGGTGGACGAGTCAGTCTGCATCACCTCCGAGGTAGCCAAGCAATCGCACAGCTATCTGACATGGTCATCGGATTGGAACGCAACCAACAAAGCGACAGACTAAGTAATGAAACAAAAGTAAGAGTACTGAAGAATCGATTCAGCGGTGAGACTGGACACTGTAGTACTTTGTATTACAACTGTGATACAGGTAGGTGCACCGAGGAAGACAGGAGTAACACATTCAATGAAGAAGAAGAAACTAACCAACCCTTCTAGTAAGTGGAAAGCTGAGTTCTTTGACATGTGTATAGACGCAGCGAAAAACAGCAACACAAAGAATAGACTACACAATAACGATTGGGTTACAGCTTTAAAGAAGCTAGTGCCTTATCAGAAACTAATAAAAGAAAACAATATACAAAATAAACCGGAGAACAATTAATATATGAAAACCAAAATCACAAAGGACCAATTCTTTACGTTAAGTATGGCATCTCAATACATAGATAGAATAAGTACTTGGAATGAAGAATCGGAGAGTTATCCAACTATAAAACACGATGAACTACAAGACATTGCCAGCGAGTTGTCTAGCTTGGTCTATGATTTATACCCAGAAGACGATGATTCCAAAACTGTAGCACCTGATTATGAGAAGATTATATTAGACGGTTTACAAAAACTACACGATCGTTGTGTACAGATGAAAGAGTCTTATGAGAATAATATCGACATGCCTGAATGCCAGTTGGATTGGTTAAAGAACTATAAGAAATGGGAGCAATACTTTGATATAGCTAGGTCTGAAGGTTATGATCATGGTTATAAGGTAGCACCTAAGCCTCCGTTCTCTTGGGAATCTGTTGTAATTGGTGGTGATACTGAAGCATGAGAACACTATTCTTTGATATAGAAACTAACGGTCTTGAAGACTTCACTAATCTGACGGACTTACACACGGTACACTGCTTGAGTGTGTACGATCCAATGACTTCTAAGATGGTGACCTTTGCAGGAGACAGTATACACCGAGGGTTGCAAGCATTAGCAGAAGCAGACCGTATAGTCGGACACAATGTTATTAAGTTTGATATACCAGCACTGAAGAAGATGTACGGCTTCTCTCCACCCTTGGTTAAAGTTATTGATACCTTAGTATTATCTAGGTGTATCTTCTCTGACTTGAGGAACGAGGACTTCGGTCGTAACAACTTCGATCCTAAACTTGTAGGTAGTCATAGTTTGAAAGCTTGGGGACACCGGATGGGTAAGCAGACTAAGCTGACTTACGGGGAAGAGGACGGTGCGTTCGATCACTACAATGAAGAGATGAAGAAGTACTGTGAGCGTGACTGTATAGTTACTCAGCTTCTGTACGATTACTTAATGAAGCAAGAGCCGAGCCGTGTGATGATAGGTATAGAACATTGGTTTGCATTTATCATCGCTCAACAAGAACGACACGGTTTCAGTT